TGCGTATTCTTCTTCGGGAGGACGTATGTATCGTACCAATCCTGGAATAAATACAGCGCGTCAGCCATACGCTCCCCCTTACCCCGTTAAGTACCCTGTTACCGCACCAACTACAAAGCCAATTGCTGCCCCTGGAGGGCCTCCGACATAGAACCCGATTACCCCACCAGCCATCCCCATGCCAACCGCCGATGTTATTTTGTTCCCACCTTCGTAATCTGCCGTGGTGGTCTGTTGACTCCCCGTGAGCGCTCTCAGGCAATTCCCGAATACCTCAAGATTGACGACGGCGATCTCCATCTGTTCGATGTACAGTTTATGGGACATAGTGTATCCGAACTGGACATATTCCCTCTGGTACAGTCCAGCTCTCCGAAGGGTTTCTGCGTCGATTGCTGCGTGTTTCCCCATTTCCACCCCGTATCCGAGTGCGTGATCCTGAATGTCGCGCTCCTTGTGGAAATGGTCGGCGTAAATAGCCGCACTTATTCTGGCGTTGTAGAGTGCGGCTGTTCCGGTGGTAAGCGTTTGCGCCAGATATGTCGAATCGGAATCTCCTACATAATAGGGCTTTCGACCGATTCTTGAAGAAAACGACGCGAAACTGGAGGATGAATTGCCTGTGACTGATGCAAGCGCGGCAACCAGCTCCGCTTTCGTTCCTGCAAGATGACCACTGTTGATTACATCGTCCTCGTAGGCGATCGCCTTGGTGATGACCTGATCCCCGTACCGGCCGCGGGTGGCAAGTCCGGCGATCCCGTCGATTTCGTCCTGGTTCTGCGCGGCGAAGATCGGCCCGGAATATACTTGCAGCGCCCCCGTGGATCCTTCCGGCAGAGCGAAGTAACCAGCGGTGGTTATTTCGTAAATATAGAATCCTAAATTATCTCCGTTGTCTCGTGTATGCGCTCCAAACTTAATCTGTACCTGAGTAAGATCGGTGCCAATCGGCAGGGCTACACTAACCGTAGCCCTGTTTCCAACCATGAATCCTCCCCCGCCAGGTTTAGGGGTTCCTGAAATGTTTAAGGGTTTTCCTCCCGCCCACATAACCGCCCAAGTGGATCCTCCATTCAACGAATACTCGATTAAAATTCCTTCGCCCGTGGGATCTCCCGTGGCAGGATAAATTATGGATACCGTCGCCCTTAACGATAGCGAGGTATATACCTCCACCGCAGCGGCAAAGCCGCTATAAGTCGCCCACGCGGAATTATTGGAATCCGGAGACAGGAGATACGCATAAGTAGAGGCAGAGCCATCGTAGGCGAGTTCCGGATTGACCAGCCATCCGACTCCACCTTCAAGGACGGCTGTAGACGGCAATCTCGGCTCCGTACCCATCGCGGCCGATAGAGCGCGAGCTCGCTCGGCGTACAGCGTTACATATTCCTCAGCCCACGGAGGAACGGTTATTACGGTGTTGGTACCCATAACCTAAAACCCCCCGTATCCTGTGTTCATGGGAAGGCCCGTTTGATTCTGAGGAGTTTCATCATTCCCCGCCATCATGTTCGCTCCTGCCTGATCTTTCGCCGATACACCCTTCGCCCCCGCCGCCCCTGCGTTCGTATACGGAGACATGGACGTTCCCGAGAACATCGAGTAGAGCGAAAGTCCAGCGATTGCCACCCCCGCGATCTGTGCGATCGTTGACGGTCTGTAATACTTTGTAGACGTTTGCCGATAGGTTGAAAGTATCGTCCTTACTGCGTTCCCAAGAATATCCAGATTCCGTATTGGGAACGTCATCTCGTCGTTCCACTTCTCCCAATCGTTCTCGTAGCCCTTCTGGACGAATTCCCTTGCGTACACTCCAGCCTGTCGCAGCATATCCATGTCGCGGATACATTGAAGTCCGTATGGAGTCGCATGAGCCATCGCCTGTTGCTGCAAAGATCGCTCATGCCGGTAATCGTCGTAGTACATCTTGGCGATATCGTTTATCTTCGCCATCATCCTTTCTGCTGCTTTCGCTTCCGCTACGTTGTGCTCGCTACCACCCCAAGCCAAGACATAATTCGCCCGGATTTGTGGCAATACGTCCTCATCGAATTCTTGCAGAAGGGCTTCTATCTGTGCCGCGTACAGCGCCCCTATTTTGCTGTTTGACGCAATCTTCAGGCCGTCATATAAGTTCCGAAGGAGTGCCTTTCCGTCAAGTTCGATGGTAGATCCATACCGCCCCCGAGTCGCCAAGGCCGCTATGCCGTCTGTTTCATTTGCATCTTGCGCCGCGTAAGTAAGGCCCGGATATGCGGTGAAATTGCTCATCGAAAGAGAAGCTGCGTTTGTCAGGTACTCAACAGTCCAGTCCTGGAATCCTGGAATATAGGTGGGGATTAGGTTCGTGTAACTTACTGAATCCCCGCTACCGCCGCCTCCGCCACCCTCACAAGCGAACCGATCCTCGGTCCGATCTTGTATTGACGAAGACTCATCGAGGAACACGAACAACATGCGATGTGTCCTGCAAAGGAACATGACTACTCCTTGAGCTTCTTTCTGTAGTTACAGGTTGTCTCCACGAACCCGAGTTTCGACAACGCTCCTGAAACATCATGCCTTGTGGCCGCGGAAAGATACGGAGAGCCCATCTTTCGGGCTTCCGCTTCGAGATATGAAAGTCCGTACTTGATGAGGTTCGTTTCCCTGTACTCCGGCATAATGTAGATGCCAAATATATGGAAGCCCGAGAAGCGCAGCGGTTCGATGACGGTAAAGCCTACGAAGTGCTCCTGCGGATTCTGAAGATACGATACGAACTGCTCCTGATATTTATCCTTCGGCACGACTCCTGTTCGGTCCAAGTACGCCATGTGGAGTTGCTTCCCACCAAACAGGATGTCGTTCATTATCTGCCCCGCGGTAAATTCCTCCATAGAGATTCTTTCCAACTCCCTCAATCCCGGCATGATGACGGGAGATATCACGTTCAGGATGTACTGATTCTGGCAGGGGATCAACCCCATGATGAGTTGGATCTTCGCCGGTTCTATATCCACGATCGCCCTTGACCCAATGGATTCCCGAATTCCGTGAATACTCATCTTGTTCCGGCCTCCTCGTATTTTATGGTGTACCCGCTTAAAGCCCAGGGACTCGTCAGGATATTCGAGTAGAAGCGCACCCGGACGTACTTTCCTTCCTTTCGGAATCCGTTGAAATCGGTCTTTTCCGATACGCCGATCGTGAAGGGAACCGGATCCGACCACCGTATATCGTCCGACAGGCGGTTCCTCACGCCTACCTGGATCATCAGTTCGCTTACCGTGTCTTGAACGGCCACCTCTGGGATCACATCCGAGACACGCTTCATCTGATCCGGAGCGCCGAAGGTTATATCGCCCGATTCGATCGTTCCGTTGATCGCCAGTCCCGCAGCCGTGTTGAAGCCGCTGTCGAGCCGAAGGATCTGCCCGGATGCGTCTCCAACAACATCGTAGGGGATCGACGTATAGAGGGCTTCCGCATGGCAGGAGAAATCAACATCCTGAATGGAGAAGGACTTCGTTTGCGTGTTGTAGATGAACGCCTTGTTGGGAGTCGTGTTGCCAGTCGTAGCCACGCAGAACCACACTTCATCGGTAAGATACGGAGCGAACACGAACGCCGTATGAAGGTAACTGGCGGCCAGATTGTCAAATAACTCCGTCCGTATTGGCAAACCGAACGCCGTTGGATCCCCGCCTCCAGTCCAGTACAGGTCGTTCTTTCCAATGAAGTAGATGACTTCTTCTTTCTTGCAGAGTGCTTTCGAGGATAGGATCTCCGTGATCGGATTCACGCATACGAAATTCCGCATGGCGGCTGCGAAATCGGCTTTCCACAATCCGCGCTCCGTGAAGAAGAATACCTCATGGCCCCGGGTGATCTGCGCCTTGATGTTCGCGTGGGCTTCGATCCCGCCTTGGTAGGACATGATATCGTGCCTACCGGCCTTGTTCGTCGTGTCGATCGTCCAGTTTTCGGGATTGCCCGTCTCCGCCCATCTAACCCGTCCCGGATAGGTGTACCCTCCCTCCAACAGATTCGACACCACCAGCCGGTTCATACAGCTCGATATCCGCTTCGCCCAGGTAGGCGCACCCGTAAGGGCCGTAAGGACTCCCGCGTAGGAAGCCCATTTCCATACCACATCTTTTCCGTTTGACAGGACAGGAAGGCCCCCCACCAGATCGAACTGCCATATATCCGTTACCGCTCCCGTGGGAGCCGGAGAAGGGGTTATATCGACGTAGGACGCGAACGTGGAATTGTAGGCGAATACCTTGGCGTCGCAGCAGATAATCGTCCGGACAGCGCCATCCGTTCCAACGAACGTGAACATGGCCCGAACCGCGGGAGTGCTTGGCAGGGAAGCGATAAGGGCTTTCCCGAGGGTCTTGGAGACGAATCCCGTCGTTATCCGCACGTTGTTCCCCGTGCTCCACGCAACCTTCGTAGAGGGAAATTCCGTGGCGATGCCTTTTTCAACGTCTTCAAAGTTGAAGTATTTGACAGCCATCAGAATTCCTGCACGTTCATGCGGATAAACTTTTCATAAATGTAGCCCATGTTCGTCGTTCCCCTCACGCCGAATCTATAGGTATAGCCATTTATACCCCCATATACAGGCACCCCGATCTTCGGGGAGACCACCGATGCGGTGTTGTATACACTTGCTGCGGAACCATCCGATTCCTTGATGGCCGACACCGCGGCGGAAGCGATCACATCTCCCGATTCAAGCCGTCGGGTGTAGTCCACATCGAACAGGAAGGAATCCCCCGGCTGCTTCGTAAACGAATCGTCGATGACGGATTTGATGAACACAACGATATCCCGCTGGTAGATATTACCGTTGGAAGTTGTAACGACGCATTGGATCGAGTGCTCGTCGTCCTCCGTCCCGGCTTGCACGACTACCTTCACGTCGGGACCGATGATCGTGGAACTGGCGATGATCGTGGCGGAACTGTCAACACCGGTCGCTGAATTGACGCATGTTACTGTTTTGGAAGATATGGTTTCCCCTATTAGCAAATCCGTCGAAAAACCGCAATACACCGGGAACTTCTCGTTGGGGGATTTGGTGATGGAATCCATTACGCAGGCACCAGGATTTGAGGCTCTACGGTCGGAACGATCTCCCGAGCCGTCCACGTATCCCCACCGTTAAGGGATTCCCACAAAGCCAACGCCCCTCCTGCCGACAATGCGGATCCACAAGCCGTTGCTGTAACGTGAGTGCCGTCCGATCGGAGTTGCATGACCCACGGGTAGTCCATGTCGTATGTCGAGAACGTATAGACTACGGACCACGTTGCGCCATCGTCCGTGCTTTTAAGAATTACCGGCACTTGATTGGCCGCAGTCGTTCCGTTAAGGAGATAGACAAGAAGGTTCCCGTTCGATATGCAGATGGCCGGTAGCAATTCGGACCATTTCGGATCCCATCCGATCGTTCCTGCGGGTATCGTCACTTCTTGCGCTGCGGAGAACGTAGCGCCGTAATCGTTGCTGACCTTCACCCTGACGAATCCCGTGCCGTAGTAACTGCTTGGGGGAGTGCCGGTCATTGTGAAATCGTAGACGTAACAGATGGCGACCTTCGCCCCTTCTGCATAAACCTTGCAGTTCCTAACGATGGTTTTCCATCCGGTCTGCGTGTAGGTTGGGCCGGGACCGTAGGTGTTGTACAAGTTCGTTTCGATCTGCCCTACTTGTACGACTCCTCCCGCCGTGGAGTATTTATAGATGTTGTACATCGCATAGACTGTTTCCAAATTAGCCCACGATGGCTTCTCGTCGTGGTCGAACAACGTATGGACGATCCAGATGTTGCCCGCGCCGTCTTCCGCAATGCACACTTCCGGTGGGTAATTCTCGTCTCCGAAATCCGTGGACACGGGTATCTCGGCACCCCAAGTCGCTCCATAATCGTTTGAGATAGCCAAGGCAACGTGGGAGGGATAATCTCCGTATCCATCCTCCCAATCGACATAGCAGAAGATCACAACGATCCTGCCGACACTATTGAATTCCATCGAATAGGGGAGGGACTTGGGTGATATTTGTCGAGCCAAGTAATATTCGGACGACAGCACGGGTTCCATTTCAGTAGAACGGACTAAGGTATCCCCATCCCAATAGGAGAACCAATACCACCCCTGCCAGTCCCAATACCCCTCTATATCGAATATGGCTACCTTATCTCTCTGTTTCCTAACCGCCGCAGGAAAGAACGTGCCAACATACGTCGATGAAGTCTTGTAAATCCAATCCCCACCCTCATAGACCCACAGATATATGTTGTCGTGAGGAATGTCTTTCGCCACGAAAGCGATCTCTCCGTTGTCTGGATCCGCAGCCTGTTGCCAGAAATCCACTTTTGTGACAGTTACAGGAGGGGTTTCCCCTCCAGGTGGTATTACCGGAGGGTTTCCTATAACAACCGCTTGGCCGCAGCAAACGAATACCTGTACTGGATCCCCGAAAGCCCCCCCGACCTGCCTCACCTTGAAATAATAGGTAGTCGTCCAAGAAAGGGCCGCGACGTCATAGGTCGTTCCGGTGACGGTTGCCAGCGGAGCATATTCCTGGCCCGCTGGATGATCGGACTTCCACCAAACCTCGAAGTCGCCGGATCCGCTCCAAGACAAGCGTATGCTGATCGGAGTAAGGAGGGATATGGTTATCTCACTCATTTCGGAACATCCGGTAGAACCGGTTTACAACGGCATTCGTGCGGAAACTGTACTTTACCTTGCCAGCAACGCTTACTCCCGTCTCGTACAGATTCCAAAGGTAGGTGAATTCACGCTGGATGTAATATCCGATACCCCAAATATAGGTGAATTGTCTTGAAACATACGAATAGATATTCCATTTGTAGGTGAATTGCGCTTGAATTCCAACGAGTATATCCCAAAGGTAGGTGAATTCTGCCGTAACCGCGGTATAGATGCCCCACGAATAGGTAAACTCCCGGCTGATTGCGTACTGCTCCGGGGTGCTCCCATCTCCCCTTGCGAGAAGATAATAGGACACTACGGAGCCGACCCCACCGTCAAGGTGACCTTACCGGTATCGGCTGACGCCGCAGCAGCAGCAGCCGTGACCGTCCTTCTAAACCAGATCCTTCGCACCGCAGCGGCGGCAACGTCTCCAAGGGCGATCGCCGTAGCAAGCGATAGGGGCGTGGTGAAGGATAACCCGATCGGAGCCGTATCCTCATCGACGACACTCTGCGTACCGGTGGAATCGTAGGCGATCGCAACGGTCGTTCCAACGGAGGTCGTTTCCTGGCTGATATGTACGGTTGCAGCGTAGGCAGTCAACGCAGACGTGTTTTTGAACGTCAAAGCCCTATAGTGAACCGCACCCGCAAGCGCGTCCGCAGGGCCGACGCTGGCGAACAGCTTGTCGAGTGTGTTATCGGTAAATTGTACGCTCGAAGTAACCCCGCCAAGCGACAGCGTAGTATCCACGTTGGACGCCCCTCCAGTCAGGTAGAGTTTCAGATCCCCGCTGACGATAGCCATACTCTCCCCCTACTGGTTGATGATGACGAACGTATCCGCAGCGGTCGGTTCTGCCGTGAACGCGCTCGAAACGGTGATCGTGAAGCTCGTACCGTTGTACGCTGAAATCCTTCTCACCTGGTTTATCAACGTACCGCTGGTGAATTTCAGGAACGATCCCACGCAGTAATCGCTAACCGCCGAGGTCAGATTCGTCTCGAAGAAGTTCGCTGCGTTGGTAACATCGTCTACCACCGCTCCGTATTCCAGGGAGAAATCCGTAAGGATTCTGTCGCCTATGACGTAGAAATCCATCACGTCTTCGAGCAGATCCCCTCCGGGAGACGGAGACGGACTTGCGGAAGGAGACGTAGACGGACTTTGAGAAGGGCTACCCGAAGGGCTTGTAGAAGGCGAGGATCCCATATTTGTCTACCTTCCCACTACGGAGTCTGGTTGTAGAAAAACGCCTTGTACCTGCCCTGATTCCACACCGTCCGGGACTCCGATACCTCGTACAACCCCTTGATGACGGAATCTTCCGCAAGGGGAAGGTACGGATCCGCGGGCGCGGCTGAGAACGTGCCGTCTACATCGTTCAGCATGAATCCATCCGCTTCCCTGCGGACGATGCAATAGACCGAAGCGCCGGTGGCGATGTTGATCGTGCCGAGTTTTTTTACGTTCGCCATTGTTCTATCTCCAGTTGGCCGACCGGATTACGTTGCCACCGGTGGTTTCAAGGGCTTCCCTGATCCTCAACCGCTCCAGATTCAGCAGATACGCTTCCGCCCACTTCTTCTTGTCGCCTTCGGTGATGCCGGTGACGTATAGGCTGGCCTTGTTCA